ATGAAGAAGATCGTCTGTGTGCTGGCGCTCGTGTCGCTATTGGCGCTAGTGGGATGCGGCGGTGTACCGACGAAGTCAGGGACCGCGAGCAGCGGCAGCACGGGCACGGCAACTGCGCCCGGAACCGCCGCCAAGCCACTGGTGCTGAAGATCGGTGAGACGGCCACGTACGACACGCTGAAGGTCACGCTGGTGTCCGCCAAGAAGGGCCCGAAGGACTACAGCGGCAAGGCCACCCTCGCGGTCACGGTGACCTACGACAACGCCGCCGGCACAGAGGCTGCGTCGTTCAACGAGTTTGACTGGAAGACCGAAGACGCCGACGGCGCCCGCGCACAGGACACGGCGATTCTCGCCTCGAGCGCGAAGAGCCTCGGATCCGGCGATGTGGCGCCCGGTGGCAAGAAGACCGGCACGATCTACTTCACCGGCGGCGCGTTCACGAAGATCATCTACGAGCCGAGCTTCCTCGCCTCCGAGGAGAACCTGACGACCTGGTCGCTGAAGTAGCCTCAGCCCAGAGAGAAGGCCCGGTGCGCGGGGGCGTCACGCACCGGGCCTTCTCTCTGGGCATCACCGGACGCGTCCGCCCAGGGGGGCCGTCTCAGTCCGTGCCTTCGGCCTTGCCCGTGTCAGGGATGCGACGTACGGGCGGCTTGAAGTTCCCGCAGGAGTCGAACAGTGTGCAGACGCCCATCTCGTTCATCTGCACGGCGAGCGCCCTGTTGAACTTTTCCAGTTCACCGATGCGCGTCTCGAAGTTGCGCTTCTCCCGCCGCCACTCCTCCTCGCGCTTGCGCCAGTCGACCTCTCGTTGGATACCACGGGTGGCGTCGGCGTCCATCTGCTTCTCAAGCAGCTCGTTCTGCTTCTCGAGCATCTCGATGTTCTTCTGCGCGACCAAGAGCACGGCGGCCTCGTCAGCGTTGTCCTGCGCGCGTCCCTTGATCTCGACGTCCTTGTCGTCGCGCAAACCTTTCGTGCGGTTCTGGAGCGCGCTGATGCGTCCTTGCGCGATGTTCGCCGCAAGGGAACCGACCGCGACAAACGCCGCGACGATGAGGCCGAACTCTTGGAGCGTCATCTCACGATCCCGACCGTGGCGTACGCATACCTGGCCACGCCGTGCGTCGCGTCGCCGGGGAACGTCGCTCGGTAGGTGTAGATGCCGACGCGGTAGCCGCGGGTTCCGACACGGTACACGCCCTTGGCGTCCGTCTTGACCGTGACCCACTTCCGCCACCGCTCCTCGCCCGGACGGCGGTAGGTGATGACGACGGGCGCGCCGGCGATGGTCGGCTTGAGGATGCCTGAGAGCACGTAGCCCTCGAGTCGGTGCGCGTTGTGCTTGCTGATCGCCAGCGAAAGCGCGGGCGCGGCAGGAGCGGCTGCGAAGGTGTGCCGGATGTAGCCGAGAATGTTCGCGCGCCGGATCTGGCGATGGACGCAGTTGGAGACGTTGCCGCCGATGGTCTGGACGCCGCCGGTGACGACCTTCTCGCACGTCTCGACGTGGTCGGGCTGGTTGTGCGGGCGCGTGGACGTCGACCAGTGGAAGTAGATGCTGTCTCCCGGCTGAATACCCGCGGTGCCGTCGTGCCATGTGCCGTTCTTGCGAGCCTGCGCGACGGCGGCCATGGTCGACGCGGTCTTGAGATGCGACACGGCCTTGGTGTTCGCGCAGTACCAGTCGAACATCTGGCACCACGCGACGCCGTTCCAGCCATAGGCGACGCCGAACTTCTGGCGGTTGCTGCCGTTGGGAAGTTCACGGATGCCGAGCTGCGATGCGACGAACGTCAGGTACGCCTTGCGAGTCGGGAGGCCCATCACTCCGCCTCCTCGTCGATGTCGGGCGTCGGGTCCTGACTCACGCCGGACTGATCGCCGTCCTCGGGGCGCACGGAGTTGTCCGTCTGCTCGATGACGAACTCCTCGCCGTCGATGGTCTCGATCGGGGTGTCGCTCATGGCGATGCCTCCTTGGTCTGCTGTGCCAATGGTCGGGCCGCTGTCACCTATCCGGCGGTGAGGATGACGCTGGTCACGATGCGCGCCCGGCCCAGCAGCACGGTGAGCACCCGGTTGCCGTCCGAGCACGCCACCGCGCTGAGCATGGACGTCGCCGCCGTGTCTCCGTCGATGACGACGCTGACGACGCTCGCGACCGGCGTGCCGCTGACGGTGCCGAGACTCCATACGTCACGCGGCCGCTCGGGATCCTTGAAGATGCCGGACGCGATGAGCTCGTTGACCGACATGTCCTACCTCCAGATGCGCTTGAACGTCGTGATGACGGTTGCGGCCGCCGACAGGGTGATGTCCTGAGACACGGCGGCGCCGCGCATGTCGAGAGCGTGGCCCGCCCAGACGAGGTCGGCAGCATCGCCGGGTGCGATCGGGACGTAGGCGTGCTTCACTTTCACCGTCTCGGTCGCGGACGTGGCGGCGATGAGACGGGCCTTGGCGCGGGCGATGAGATCGGCTTCGTCCACGGCATCGTCGACGGTCCCGGTCAGCGGAATCTCGCGGCTGCGGCTCACCGTCGAGTACGGCGAGGCAGGGTCGTCGTTGGTGTAGGTGCCGACGATCGCCTCCGCGTCCGGGCGCGATGCGGTCAGGATGCACACGTTCGGGACGAAGAAGGCGTCCGATGCCACCTCCACGTCAGGGAGGAACACGCAGCGCGCTCCGGACTCGAACCGCCACGCGGACGCGCGCTCGGACGGGTCGTGATACGGCGCCAGGACGACGCGGCCCCAGCCGTCCACGGAGGCCGACCAGAAGCCGGCCACGTCGAGGAGGTAGTTCACGACCTCGAGGTAGGTGGCGCCCGCGTTCCATGACGCGTCGGCACCGAGTACACGCGTCGACGGGGACGCCACCACCGGGAGGCCCAGAGCCGCGCACAGGGCCGCGGCAGCGTCGACGGCAACGGTACCAGCCGTGAGGGTGAGCGATGCCTGTAGCGAAGCCTGGAGGCCCAGGAGCGCGCTATACAGGGTCAGCGTCGAGGCTGATGTGGCGGACGTGTAGCGAACCGACTCCGCGGCCGCGTGCATCGTGGCGAGCGCGATCGAGAGCTGGGTCCCGTCGTCGTCGATGACGTCGTAGTAGATGCGCACCAGGTCGTCGCCGAGATCCAGCGGGCCGATGACCGGCAGCGAGCCGGACTCCTTCAGCGTGACGTTCAGGTTGCGGGTGATGGTGCCGCCCGGCCGGATGGTGGTCAGCCGCTCCAACTCCTGCCGTGTCGCGTGGTCGACGCGGACGAAGCGGAAGGCCCCGGCGCGCGCGAGGGTCCAGTCCATGACGGGCGGTTCCTCGACGACTATCACGGTCCACTTGGCGTAGAGCGTGATGTTCGAAGCCGGCATCGTCGTGAACGTGTACGGCGTGGTGAGACCCGCGTCGCTGTACCAGCCGGTGAAGGTGCTACCGGTCTTGGTCGGAGCGGTCGGAGCCGTCACCGCGCTACCGTCGGCCTGCGTGATGGCGGTGACAGTCGAGCCGCCGTTGCTCTCGAACGTGATCGTGTGGCTGGCCGCCGCCGTGTCGAACTCGGTGTCCGCGCCGTAGGACGTGCCGGCGCTGTTCGTGGCGTAGGCGCGATAGTGGTAGTGGGCCGATTCCGTGAGCGGGGTCATGGACGCGGTGTACGCGCCCGTCGTGCCCGCTGCCGCTGCCTTGCTGTCGCCCGTGGTCGGGTTCGCGCTCGCGCCCCAACACACACCGCGCTCAGTTACAGTCGCGCCGCCGTCGGAGGTGACGTTGCCGTTGCCGGTCGCGGTGGTAGGGGCAAGATCGGTAGCAGCCTGCGTCGTGACAGTGGGCGCGGCTGCCTCGGTGTAGGTGACGGTGCGCTTCGGGCGCAACGTGGTGTTCGTAGCTTCGTCTGAGGAGTAGACGATAAGTCGGGCGTCCTCACCCACACCCGCACCGCGAAGAATCTGACCTCGGTTCGTGAACGTACCTGCGACTATCTGCTGCGTGAGCGAGATGTCCATCGTGAAGTCATGCCAACTGGCGGCCGCGCTGAGGTCGATAGTCTTACTCGACCAGTTTCCGGCTTCACGGTCGGAGGTCGTGTTCTCGCACCCCGCCGTGCCCCACGGCACTCCCGTTTTCGCATTGTTCCAACAGCAGTCACCAGTGGTGAAGTCCCCCGTGCCCTCATCCCATTCCCGCAGGATGCGATGCACAGTGAACGCGACACTTGTTGCACCCGACCTAGGAATGCAGCGATAGAGCGACCATGTATCGGAGATTACGGTGGCAGCCGAGGGGATAGACGAAAGGTCGTCTTGTGCAAGCAACCACCAGCGATACCCGCTACTGTCACCTCCGTACAACGTGGAAGAGGCACCCAAGTTTTGCGTTGTGCTATCAGCTCTTATGGTGGCGTCTTTCCCCGCCGTAGCGTCAGGCTGAAGGGCGAGCGTCGGGTCAATAACCGCTCCCACAGGAACCGCAGCAAGGTCGTAGGTCAGCGTCGAGCCGTCGAACGTCCACGGCACGGGGAGCGGCTCAATGCCAGTCGGAATCGTGTAGGTCGGCTCACGGTGGTAGGCGAGGAAGTCGCCCGTACCACTCACGGAGAAGGCGATGACACCGCACGCAGCCGTCTTTGTGTAGTCGGCTTTCACGCCCTCTGGCGTGATGGTGTAGAGGGCGTCGATGCCGTCCCACGCCTGCGGAAAGCGAATGGTCTTGAGCGACTTCACACCTGTGGATTGACGAGCGTTCAGCGGCTTGACGACGAAACGAATGCCCGCCGAGCGGTCAGCGAACTTGAATCCCTGCTTGAACTTGTTGATGCGGAAGTCTACCGGGTGGTGCCCCGTCGCGTGCGTGTAAGCCTCGCCAGTTTCCGCGTCGAGGACTTCGGCGTTACCACCCGCGAGCAGACAGTCGGTATCGACCCACGCACCGTTCTCGCGGTGGTGCGCGTGTCCGCCGCCCGACTCCAGCGTGTAGGTGCCGTCGCCATTGTCGAACGTCTTGGAGCGCGCCGTGCGCCGCGCTATGAGTTCGGTGCGCGTCATCTAGCCCACCTCCGCGTGTCCGCAGGCAGTGCAGGCCAGCGAGGTCGGGGAAGGCATCCTACTCGACGACCGTCATGTCCAGCGAGATCACGGTCGTGCCGCGGGTCGGGCCGGGCTTGTCCGAGACTGAGCCGACCTTCACATGTGCGCGGAAGCCGTCACGCTCGCGATAGGTGGCCGCTCGCTTCCACACCCTGAGCGCGCGCATGGCCGTGCGCGAGACATCGTCGGTGACGATCGCCGATAGCGAGATCGACTCGGAGACGTGCTCGCCCGCGTAGACGACCGGCAGCTCGCGGTCGGCGAAGGTGAGCACCTCGGAGTCGTCCTTCGTGTCGTGGCCGACGTCGTGATTGAAGCGCATATTGAGACACGTCGCGTCGCCGTCGCCGAAGTTCAGCGCGTAGAAGCCGCTGGCCTTCGTGTGCAGGGTCACGTCCGTGATCGAGAAGACGCCGTTGGCCGCCACCGCGAGCACGCGGTAGACGACGTCCTGCCCCAGCCGCGGAGTGTAGTCGGTGATGGCGCTGCCCTCTGTGAGTGGATCGGCCAGCATGGTCGTGCTCGTGACGCCGTCGAATATGTCGAGGCGCTGGAGTGCGAGGTGGTCGGTGGCCGGCAGCGCACCGGTCGCGCCCGCGTAGCCCACGACGCTGGCCGCCAACGTGAGCGGGTCCCAGGTCGCGGACGCGGACGGGACTGTCGGCGCGACGTAGTCCGTGGTGAACGTGCGGGTCGCGGTGACGCTGAAGCCGGATCCGCTGTGGATCGTCAGCCCGAGCGAGAACAAGGTGTCGTCGACCAGGTACGCTACGCCGATCTCCTGCGAGGTGGCGGTCGTCCCCGTCCACGTGGCCACGAGCGCGCCTGCGCGGAACAGTCGAAGCTCCCACCCAGCCTGCGCGAACTCGTCGGTGTAGTCCCATGCCACGGTGAGCGGCATGTCGGCGATGACCGTCTCGTCCGTGGCCGGCGTCGTGATCGTCGCCTGGGGCTCGTCCGCGAGTGTGGTCGACGCGATGCCGGAGTAGGCCCCGGCCGTCGCGTGGAGGCCGTACGTCCGCACCTTCACCGTCACGATCTTGGTCGCGGCAAGGTCGCTGATTGGGATGTCGTAGTAGGCCGTCGCCCCGGTCAGCGCGTGGGTGGTCTCCGCGCCGTCCTTCGTGTAGACGATGTCGGCCTTGCTCTGCCCCGAGCCGTCGAGGGTGTTGTGCATCCACGCGACCCGGATGACGGCGCCGGTCGCGGTGTACGGCGGCCACGCGGTGAGCGTCGGGGCCGCGGGCGGCGTGGTGGTGGTGACGCTGTTCGAGGTCGTGGAGTAGGCCGAGACGAGGGCCGAACGCGTGGCCCGGACGCGATAGGCGATGGTGGCGCCGGGCGCCGAGTTGTCCACGTAGGTGGTGCCGCCCGCGCCGGTGGTCCCGAGCGGGGTCCAGGTCGAGCCGCCGTTCTCGGTCCGCTCCCACGCGAACGCCGTCTCGGTGTTGGAGTTGTCGGTGCACGTCACCGTGACCTGTGAGGCCCCGGTCTTGGCCGCGACGCAGTTGCTCGGTGCCGCCGGCGTGTTGTAGATGACGTTGGACGTGCCCGACGTGGCCGACCCGGCCGAGTTGCCGACCCGGACGCGATAGGAGTAGGCGTGGTTCGCCGTCGTGGTCGTGTCCCAGACCGACGAGGTCGCCGTATCTACGGACATCAGCTGCACCCACGCGCCGCCGTCTGTCTGCCGGTCGAGGCACAGATACGTGTAGGGCGACCAGACGCTGGAGTTGTTGGTCCACGCAGGTATCGCCGCCGTGTCGCTGCTCCGCGCCGCCGTCCCGATGGTCGGGGCCGTCGGGACGGCGTAGATGACGTTGGACGTGCCCGACGTGGCCGGCCCGGCCGAGTTGCCGACCCGGACGCGATAGGAGTAGGCGTGGTTCGCCGTCGTGGTCGAGTCCGTGTACGACGAGGTCGCCAACGCCGCGTCGAGATTGGCGACCTCCACCCACGCGCCGCCGTCCGTCTGCCGGTCGACACGCAGCGCCTCGTACGGTGCAGGAGCCTCGTCGTGGTTCGTCCAGTTCGCGGTCGCCGACGTATCGCTGTTGCGGACGGTCGTGCCGATCGTGGGCGCGATCGGGATTTCCACTGCTACCCCCCCATCCTCTTGGCCATCTGGATACTCGCGATCAGGCCGTTGAAGTCAGCAGACGGCATCGTCGACCCGTCGATGGTGATGTTGCCGATGTGGATCGTGTCACCGACGCTGCTCGTCCGGATCGAGGACGGGGAGGCGGGACCGTAGCCGGCACCGACCCCGGCGAAGCTCATGTCGCCGATCGCGGGGCCGTAGCCGCTGAGGGCAGCCCGCACCTCGCCGAACCCGGTGTCGAGGGCATCCCGGAAGCCGGCCATGATGGCTAGGCCGGCGGGCTTGAGGATCGTCCGGTCGTAGTCGATCGGCCCCTTGAGTGCCCTGATGACCGCGGCGCGCCCGGACAGCCAGTCGGTGACGCCCTTCCACGCGGCCTTCAGCCCGTTGAGCAAGCCGTCGATGATGCTCCGGCCGATGTTCGACAGCCAGGAGATCGCGCCCGAGAGCACGCCCACGAGCTTTCCGTGGAGGCCTCCCACGAAGCCCACTACCGTGTTGATGCCGCTGGAGACGCCGGACTTGATGCCGTCCCACGCCCCGCTGACGGCGGACTTCACGGCGTTCCAAGCACCGGACGCGATACCGCCCAGACCGGCCCACCCGGTGCTGAAGGAGGAGACCACGTAGCTCGCGGCTGTGCTCACGGCGGACTTGATGCCGCTCCAGACGCCGGACACCGCGCTCATCACGGCGTTCCAGGCTCCCTCCGCGATCGCCCCGAGCTTGCCCCACTGGCCGGTGAACACCAGCATGATGAACTCGATTGCGGTGGAGATGCCCGTCGTGATGGTCGCCCAGACTCCCTTGATGACGGCCCAGATGAAGTCCATCCCCGCAGTAGCCGTCGCCACGAGTCCGTTCCACCACGCGACGATGAACGCCTTGATGAAGTCAATCGCTGTGGAGATACCGTTGGTGATGGTCGCCCAGACCGTCTTGATGACGGCCCAGATGAAGTCCATCCCCGCAGTAGCCGTCGCCACGAGTCCGTTCCACCACGCGACGATGAACGCCTTGATGAAGTCAATCGCTGTGGAGATACCGTTGGTGATGGTCGCCCAGACTCCCTTGATGACTCCCCACAGCAGGCCCATCCACATCGTCGCACTGGCCACGAGACCGTTCCACCAGAGCGTGAACAGCGCCTTGATGACGTCCCAGACTCCGACGAGCAGGGCCTTGATGATGTCCCACACACCCTGGAGAGCAGTCTTGATGCCCTCCCACGCCGCGCCCCAGTCGCCACGGATGACGGCCATGACCGTGCTGATGATGCCGGAGACGATGAGCAGGGCGCCGCGGATGACGCCTATGATCGCGGTCATGACCGGCTCGATGGCGCGCTGGATCATCGGCCAGTTGTCGCTCACGAAGTCGACGATCGAGGTGATGGTCGGGATGACCTCCATGGCCACGGCCTCGAAGGCGGCCCCGATCTCAGTCATCGTCGGGCCGATGTTCTCGGTGTACCACGCCTTGACTCCCGGCATGACGGTCTCGCCGAGGGTGGTGAGCGAAGCCGACAGCGTGTCGAGCTGGGCCATGATCTCCGGCGGGATGAGGGTGGAGAGGTCGAGTCCGCCCCCGCCGTTGAACATGTTGAGGAACGCCTGGATGTCCGGGAGCACGCCGGCGAACCACTCGCCGAAGATGGCCATGCCGCCTTGCTTCAGCTGGTCCAGCGTGTCGCCGAACGCGTCGAGGCCCGCTACCGCCTCGTTGCTCATGACCGCGCCGGACTCGCGCGCCTTCTCGGACATGGCCGCCATGCCGTCCGCGCCGAGCTTCAGCAGCGGGTTGAGGTCCTGCGCGCTCTTGCCGAAGAGGACCATCGCCGTCGCGTCGCGCTCGGTCGGGTTGCTCATCTTGCTCAGCGCGTCGAAGGCCTCGCCCATGACGACCTTCGCGTCGCGGAGCTTGCCGTTGTGGTCGACGACCGAGACCCCGAGCGTCTTGAATGCGTCGGACTGGGCAGCGGTCCCCTTGCGAGCCGCGAACATGGCCTTGCTCAACTTCGCCTGGGCGCCCGCGATCGTGTCGAGTTCGACCCCGACGTCCTTGCCGATGTACTGCAGCTCCTGGAGGCGCTCGGCCGAGAGTCCGGTCGCGTCGGACATGACCTGCAGCGCGTCGGCGTTCTCGAGGACGTCCCCCACGATGCTGAGCAGGCCCATCGCGGCGACGGCGCCACCAACGGCGCCGGCGATGTTCGAGAACGACAGCTCGAGCTTCTTGCCGCCGGACTTGGCCTTGTCGCCAGCCTTGTCGACGTCGTCGCCCATGTTCTTGGCGGCGGTGCCGGTCTGCTTCTGCTGCCCTTCCACGCCCTTGAGCTGGCCCTCGAACGTGCCCAGCTTGGACTTGGTCGTCTCGAGGTCGCGCTGGAAGGCGCGGTACTGGCCGTCGTCGATCTCGCCGGATGCGTACATGGCGTCGACGCGGTCCTGCGCCTGCTTCAGCGCGTCGAGGCGGTCGCGCGTGGCCTCGATCTTGTCGGCGAGCAGGCCCTGCTTCTGAGCGAGGAGCACGGTGTTGGACGGGTCGAACTTGAGGCCCCGCTCGACTTGGCCGAGCTCCTTGTTGATCGTGTTCGCGGACTTGCCGAGGCCACTCAGGGCGTCGTCGAGTCCGCGAGTCTCCCCGCCGAGCTCGACGGTCAGTCCCTTGACGTTGCCTGCCACGGTCTACTCCTCAGCCGAAGAACGTGTCGATGTCGTCCTGCGTCGCGTACCGGTCCGCGTCCTTGTCCTCGCCCACCCACATCTGCAGGAAGTCGGCGAAGTCCTGGCACGTCATCGTGTTGAGCTCAGTCAGCGACAGGCCCACGTGCTTCGCCGTCACGAGGAAGCTCAAGTTCGGCCGATGCTCGTACAGCGTCCGCCTTGACTCGCTCTTCGGCGGCGGATACCAGGCCCGCTTTGCCAGGAAAGCAACCCTTCATCGCCTCGAAGATCACCGCCTGCGTCAGCTCGACATCCGAGGAGTCCCAGCCGCCGATGGACGTGAGCCACGTCGCGAAGTCGGGGAACGTCGCGGGGTAGCGCGCACACCGGGCCATGGCGTAGGCCATCTTCGCGATCACGAAGAGCTTCGGCTCCGACTTCTTGCTGACCAGACCGGTGAGCGCCGCGAGCATGTCCTCGCCGTCGAACTCGCCCTCGTAGATCCACGGCGTGATGGGAGAGGCGACGATGTTGACCCGCTCCCCTCCGATGGTGACTTCGCGCATGTGACTCCTCCTTCTCCTCGGGACGGGGCAATCATCGGTGCGGCGTCACCGAAGAGGCCGCCCCCCGAAAGGAGCGGCCCCTTGTCGTGCGATGGCGGACGGTGGCTACGAGACCGAGAACGTCGGCTCGAGGACCGCGTCGAAGAACGCGTCGAAGGCTGTGGCGTTGGCGACCGAACGCTCCATGCCGCCCTTGACGATGGTCATGTCGCCGACCTCGATCGGCGTGATGGTCAGCGGCAGGGTCGTCGTCTTCGGCTCGGTCGTCTCGCCCTTCGTGGAGTGCTCGACACCGGGGCGGCCGGCCGAGCACTTGTAGAAGACGTAGCGTTTCTTGGCGGCGTTGCCCTGGATCTCGAACAGGAGCGCGAACAGGCCCGGCTCGCTGTCCGACTCTTCGACGAGCAGGCCGTTGTCGTCGACCTGCCAGCCCTGCATCTCGGCGAGGATCGCGTCCGGCAGCACGGCGACCTCGAGGTCACCGGTGTACCCGTTGTTCGAGCGGGCGATGTAGTACGCCATGTCGTCCGCGTAGAACTTGGACTCCTCGCCCTCGCCTGAGAGCGCGAGGTTCACTGCTCCGGCGATCGGGACCGGCGCGTCCCAGATCCCCGTCGCCTCGTCGAGGAACGCCACGTGAGCGTTCGAGAGGCCGAAGACTACCTTGTTAGCCATGATCAATGCTCCTATCTGACGACGCTGACGGTGTAGAGAACCTCGTACATGTCTTCGGAGTCGATGAAGACTTCCGACTTCGACCATGTGAGGCCCATCGAAGCGAGGGCCGATTCCACGGCCGCCTCCGCGGCCTCGTCCTTCACCTTGCTGTAGAGCTCGACGGCGTACTCGTCGATGCGCTGGTAGTTGGCATCGTCGGCATGGAAGTCGTCGTCGGTCACGAACAGGTAGCAGATGTACGGGAGCGCCGGCGCCGTCTTGAAGGCGCGGTAGGCGACCGGGTAGCCGGCCGCCGTCAGTCCTGTGTAGAGATCCTCCGCGTTCACCGCTGCCCGCCAGTCTCCACGATCCGCTTGATGTTCTCGTACATCTCGGCCGTCCTCTTGTCGGCGACGGGCCGCACGTGCGGGATGGCCTCCACCCTGCCCCCGCCTGCCTTCGCGTGCCCGTTTTCGAGTAGGTGTACGAGTTGGTAGCGGGAGCGGTTGTAGACTATGCGGAGCGTCACTCCGTCGCGGTCCTGCTTCTGGATGGCCCAGCCCTTCCGGTACCGGCCGGTCTTCGACGGAGAGTCCGCGGCGATCTCCTTCTTCACCGTCGTGGCCATGGAGTCGACCTCTTCCGCGACGGCTTTGGAGACGGCGTCGGTGTACTCCTTGACGGCCGCGACGATGGCCGTGCCGAGGTCGCCACCGCGGCAGCGTTTGTTAGCTGACACTGGTCACGGTCCCGTTGGCGACAGCCCGCTCGCAGGTGAGCGTCGTCCACTCGCCGCGACGCGCCGGCCGGATGATCGTGTACTCGACCCCGTCGACGGACAGCAGCGTCTCGTCGTTGTAGTCGACTGTGCGGACCTGGTACTGACACTCCGCCTTGAGCCCGTTGCGACCCGCGTCGTAGAACTCGGCGGAGCCCACGGCGAACTCGTTGGCGTAGACGGTGCGGGCCGTCTTGGTCGCGACCTCCTGCCCGATCGTGTCGGGCGCGTACATGACCGCGATCAGCTCGATGACCTTGTCGAACCTCATGTCCGCGTCACCGCCGCGTTCGTGACCGCTGTCCCGGCGATGCCATGGACGGTGACCACCAAGCCGACGACGGTAGCGACCTGGACGATGAGCAGCGCCTCGTCCGCGCCCGCGCCCGCGACCGTGAGCCAGTCGTCCTCGGCGATGTTGGCGGCATCATCCACGGTCAGCTCGTCGCTGCCGGCCGCGATTGTGCCGGTGATGCCGGTCAGGATCGGGGCCTTGTACTCGGCCGAGAGCGCGAGGTGCGTCTCGAGGGAGAGGAAGCTGGCCATGAACTTCTCCGAGTCCGGGTTGTCGAGCCCGAACGAGCCGCGGCAGTAGGTGATGATGGCGCGCTTCACGAGCGCGTCCGGGTCCTCGGCGTTGACCGCGGCCGCGGACACGCCGGAGAGGATGAGATCGGAGCGGGCCGCGGCGATGAGCATGCTGATCTCGTCGTCGTAGGCCGTGCTCGAGATCCGGAGCTGCAGCTTCGTGGCAGCGAGCAGAGTCAGTTCGGATGGCATGGTCACACCTCGCCTGTGTAGAAGCGGATCATGGATACCTCCGGGACGGTTGCCTGGCGCCATCGTCGCCGTCGCGTCACCGGCACAGCACGAGGCGCGGTCCCGTGTCCGCTCATGCCCGGAGGTCAGAGTGTGTTCGTGGCGGGGGGACCGCGCCTGACTCAGAGCGTGGGCGGGCCGTCACCTGATACGCGGATCGGCCAACTGCCCGGCTGCCTTCAACGCCACGGCTGTGGCCCGGTCGACGCGCGAACCGGCGGGGAGACGACGGCCCGCGAGCTCGCAGTCGACCGCCAGACGGACGGGGTAGACGAGGTGGTCGACGCGCTCGGGGACCGCCGGGATGCCGATGCCGAGCTTCTCCCACTTGGCGCGCATGTAGCCCTTCACAGCCGAGTCCTTGGACATTCCGCAGTCCACCGAGCAGGGGCGATGGCTTCGGTTGTGCGGGTACTTGCGATACAGGAACAGCACGTCGTTCAGGATCGTCACGTGCGCACCGGCATGGGTCGCGCGTGTCCAGAAGTCCCAATCCTCGTAGCCGTCACGCATGGCCTCGTCGTATCCGCCGACTGATTGCCAGACCGACTTGCGGAACACGGATCCGCTCATGAGCCGGTTGGCGATAGCGAAGTCGGAAGCGGTGGGATGGTCGCCTTCGCCACGCCACCTCTGCACCCTGCCGTGACCGAACGTCTCAAGCGTCGCGGATGAGATGTCGTCGAGTCCTACGAGCTTCTCGAGGAACGTCGGGACAAGGATGTCGTCCGCGTCGAGACATGCGATGAACGCGCCCTTGGCTTGCTCGATACCCGCGTTGCGCGCCGCCGATACGCCCTTGTTCTCTTGGCGGATACACCGAACGCTCGGGTATCGCTTCACCACACTCGCCACGTCATCGGTCGAACCGTCGTCCACGACGATGACCTCGATCGGGGGATGAGTCTGTGCCAGCGCGCTCTCGATCGCTTCGGCCAGGTACTCTGCTTGGTCGTAGCAGGGAATGACGATGGAGGTGTTCTTGGTCCATGTAGCTGCCCAGTGATGCACGGCATAGGTCTTGGGCGTGACGCACTTGGGCGTGTATCGCTGTTGCCAGCCGTACGGGTACAGCGCCGCGCTCTCCAGTACCCTGACATCGCCCACGAGCTGCGTCGTGTCGTCCCGATGCCACCCGTGATTCAGGAGCACTCGCGTGAACAAGCGCGGCCCAGTCTCGTTCTCGTTGTCTGCGATGCCGGTAGCGAGTGTGGATTCCATCAGCTCGCGGATGAACGGATGTCCAGGCTCGGCGCCGATCACTGCGTTGTTGACCCAGTAGCGGCCGCTCTCCACTTCGGTCCCGACGAACACGTGCTCAGCGAGCAGCTCATCGAACGGACGTACGGCTTCCACGTCGAGATCCATGTACACGCCGCCGCTCTCGAACAGCACGGCGAGCCTTGCGTAGTTCGCGGCGAGTACAGGTTTGCCCGCAGCGATCGCGGCATCCGTCCAAGCGTTGGCCTCGAATGTCGAATGAATGCGTATCTCGTAGTCTGGCATCGCCTTGCGCCAGGACTCGATATATCGGTCGAACTGCGCCGGCGCTGGACCGCCGAGCCACATGCCATGCAGGATGCGCGGGATCATGGCCACAGCACCCCGTCTTTCGTCATGTGACCGCACACACATCCCCAGTCGACCACGAGGTTGGGGATCGGCTTCATGTAGCACTCGCTCGGCAGATGCACGGCTGTCTGCCGGTACATCTCGCCCGTCGTGAGTAGGCAGTAGTGGCCGCAGTAGTCGATGCTCTCCACGCCACTGGCCTGCGCTCGCAGCGACCTACCGCCGCGATAGACTCCGCACCTGCGCGAACCCCATCGGCTCACCTGCACGCCCGTCGCATGTTCTCCGGCCCTAGACAGCCGCGCGTACACGTCCGGCGGGACTATCGTGTCGTCATCGAGTGTCAGCAGCGGACCATCTCCCACGAGCGGGAGCGTAAACTCGCGCATCCGGATGTGGCGGCGTCTGCGTTCGTAGCGGTCGGTGGTCGGCGGTGGGTTGCGCGTGATGTGTAACTCGACGCGGAATCCCAAGTCGTACAGCGACGTCTCCCACAGCGCGCAGCCGGGCGCATCGAGCACGAGTACGCAACGCTCGCGCGGTATGTCACTCGCGGCGAGGGCTTCGATCACGGCGGGGAGCGTCCAGGAGCGGGTGACGGGGAGCAGGAGCGTGAGCACGCGCATCTCCTCTCGCAGGCGGAAGGGCGCGGCCCCGGTGAAGGAGCCGCGCCTCGTCCCGCCGTGTCGTGCGGGGCCGTCGATTAGCTGACGGCCTGGGTGACGATCGCCTTCGCCCACGCGCGGCTGTCGCCGAGGCGAGCCTCGAACAGCGCGTAGCCGCCGTAGGTGATGGCGCGGGTCTTGACGTCGATGTCCGACAGGACATTCGGCGCCTGGAACATGTTGGCCTTGATGGTCGCCGGGTAGCCGACGTAGATCACGCCGTCGGCGAGCGTCTCGTCCAGCTTGACGACCGTGCCGTAGATCCGGCCCTGGACGGTCGGATCGTCGCTGAAGGTGGACTCGAGGAACTTCGGTCGGCCCATCTCGTCCTCGACGCCGGCGATGTAGTTCCAGATCGTGTAGTTGTTCGCGTACACGACCCGCTGACCGACGCCGCCCGCGAGCGAACCGAAGAGGGCACGGACGTCGGCGCCCGTGAGCGTGGTCAGGTCCTCGTTCTTGTTCGCGACGAGCATGTCGGTGCCGATGGTGGTGAACAGGAGGACGTTCATCACTTCGCCCATCTCACGGGAGAGCTCAGCGACGAGCCAGTCCTCGAAGCCGTCGATGGACTCGATGCGCATCTTCGCGCCGATGACCACGGAGCCGCGGATCTCGACGCCGGTCATGGTCACGGCCGTGAACGTGATCTCCTTGTCCTCGGCGTTGGCGGTGTTCTCGTTCGTGACGGCGACCGCGCCCTTCACGACCGGACCCGCCTGGAGGAACTCGACAACGTTCGTGAACGAGGTGGGGCTGATGTCACCGAGCAGCGCGTACTGCTTGGCGATCAGGTCGACGATGCCGAGCGAGACGCCAGACGGGATGGCGTCGGGCGTGGTCGCCGTGGTGTAGGTGAACGCCCGCTGCTCGATCTCGGTCAGCTCACCGAGCCGCCACTCGCCGGTCTTCGGGTTGTGGGCCAGCCTCTTGAGCCACGCGGAGCGGAACTCCGGCGACTTCACGTCGAACGTGTCGGGCTCGGCCTCGGCCTCGGCTGCCGCGACCGGGAACGCGCGGAGGACCTTGTGCGAGCCGGTGGCCACGGCCTTGACGAGCGCCGCGCGCTTCTCGATCGCGCCCTCGATCGAGGAACGCTCCTCGGTCAGCGTGGTGATCTCGGCCTCGAGGACGTCGAGATCGGCGCCCTCGACGTCGAGGGCGGTCCGGATCTCGGCCATGCGTGCTTCTATCTGCTGGAGCCTGTTCATGGTGGGTCCCTTCTACAGCATCGTCTTGAGTCGGAGTACCTGTGCCTGGCGCGCAAGCGACTCCCGCCTTGTGCTGTCGATCGCTCCGTCGACCCACGAACGCGCGCTGATCTCGGTGGCATCGTTCGCAGGGAACGAGACAGCCGAGACGTCGAACACCTTCTTCACCTTGAGGATCGTCCGGGTCTTCGTCTCCCGGTCGTACGAGTCCTCGTCGACGATGAACGACCAGCTCATCCGGTCGATGAGCCCGTTGGTGATCTCCTCGAAGAGTTGCCGGGCGCTCTCGCCCTTGGCCAGGTCCGCGGCGATGAGCAGGCCGTGATCGTCGGGAACGAGCATCAGCGTCTGGTTGCGGAGCCGCGCCAGCACGCGACCGGCATGGTCGTACTGCATGATCACGTCGGACACGTCGGCCTCGTCCAGCGCATGCCGGTCGATGACCTCCTTGTAGTCCTCCCACAGCGCGTAGGGGACGTCGAACGTGGTCGCGTACCCCTCGGCATAGAAGTCGGTCTCGATGCGCTTCTCCGTCGCTCCGAGGCCGAGAACGGAGAACGAGCGGTACTCGCGGTCACCCAGCTTCACGGGCATCACACGCTCCCTTCGACGATCTTCTTGGCTTCCTCAACTGTGATCGCGAGGGCGACCGCCACGATGTTCGCCGCCTGTCCGAGCGACAGGGTCTCTTCCTTCAGCGATGTGACGACCTGGACGAGCGCGGCGATCTGCGCGCCGTTGAGCGCGGTGGCCTGCAAGTCGTCGACTGGGGCCGTCGCGGGCGCTGGGGTGTCCTCGGCGCCGGGCTCCATCTGCAGGTATCCCTTCGCCTGACCGACCGTGTGCGCGGGCAGGTTGCCGAGGTCGATGTACTCGCCACGGATAACCCAACGCTCGTCGCCGGGGGGGTGCGGCAGGTTGAACACTTCGGCGGCGCCGTAGTTGGACATGAGACCGCGGTCGGTCAGCACGGTGACGGTGCTCACCTTCGAGGCGGTCGACGCGTACTGGAGGCGATTCGAGGAGAACATGACCTCGTTGCCGCCGTCGCGCTCGCGATCGGTGAAGACCATCGCCGTCATGACGAGGCCGAGCTGCAGCGCGAACGGCTCGATCTTGCCCTCGTAGAAGGCGTTCCAGCCGTTCTCGTCGTAGGAGTTCTGGAGGATCGACTCGTTCACGCCGAAGTAGCTAAAGACGTTGTCCTTGACCAGCTTCATCTGCTCGGCGTCGATGATGTACGGCTTGTTCTCGAGCTGCTTCACGTCGCTGTACTTGGAGTCGATCATCATCACGCCGGACGTGTTGTCGGCCGACAGGTTCTCGGCCGCGAACCGATCCCGCTCGGCCTTGATGTCCTCGGGCCGCAGCGACTGACCGAGGCGCGCGAGGAAGCGGATCACGGCCGAGTTCTTGACGCCCTCGGTCATGCCCTGGCGCTGCACGTCGAGCACGTCCAGCGTCGGCGCCAGCGCCCGGTTACCCTCGCCGAAGAGGTCGTCGCGGTACTGGTGCGTGGTCAGGATGCCAACGCGATACAGCTCGATCGCGGCCCGCTCACCGTTCGCGAACGTGTAGCGCAGCCAGGGCTCGCCCTGGGCCTCGATCACTTCCGTGCGGGCGGGCAGCAGGGGGTAGAAGCCGACGATCACCTTGTCGGTCGGGTCCATGAGCGGAACGACGAACGCCGTCGTGTCGACGGAGAGGACCGTGGCGAGGCGATAGAGGAACTTCGTCGTGTCCATGAACGGGTTCGGCTGGTAGGCCAGGACCGACTTCAGCGTCTTGTTGGCGCTGCCGACGACCTCCGGCTTCAGCTTCGAGACGCTCAGCGCGAACGCATGGATCGCCGCCCGCGTGAGCTCCATCTCGTAGATGCCGCCGGCGCGCGAGGTGAAGACGGGCATGTAGGCGTTGAGCGTCTTGAAGTACGTGGAGATCTCGGCCGCGGACGCCGCCTGCCTGGGCTTGAACAGCTTATCGAACAGGCCCACTCGCGCCTCCTAGATGAGGTTCGTGTAGTCGTCCCGGTGGTCCATCAACGCGATGTAGCCGTTCACGTACGCGACCAGGCCGTCGATGCGCTTGCGGGCGTCGAGTCCCTTGACGAGCTGGAGGTTACCGTTCACGTCACTCCGCACCTCGGCGTTGCTCATGCACCACATGTCGATCGGGTTGCTGCCGTGCACGATCTTCTTCGCGCGGAGGTCGGCCCGGAACTCCTTCAGCGGCTCGCTCATCGTCTTCGGCCCCTGCCTGACCGGGACCATCGCCTGCTTCCCGAACTCGGCCTGGAACTCCAGAAGCAGCGAGTCGTCGATGTGCCAGGGGTCGTAGCCGATGTAGAGCAGGTAGAGGTCGTGGTCGTATTTCAGCTCACGGAACCAGTCCAGGAACACGCGCTTGTTGACCTTGTTGTCGTCGTAGGTCCGCAGCAGGCCCCGGCGCTCCCACAGCAGGTACGGGACGTTGTCGCGCTCTCGCCGGCTGCCGGTAACGTTGGCCTCCTCAAGCACGCTGGCCGGGAGCCAGTACATCGACCGCGCGTAGATCTTGTCGTCGATCGTGCCGCCCGGATTGCGGCGCATGCACAGCGCGGTCGCGGCGTTGAGGTCGATGCTGTCCGCGGCGTCCATCCCGCCGATGCCGTAGCGGAACCCCATCGCGTCCGGGTCGAACGTCGCCTTGTTCTCGATGTCGCCCCAGGTGAGCCAGGCCGACGCCGTGTTCTCGATCAGGTTGAAGTCTTTCACCATCACGGTCGGCTTGTACGCCTGATCGTCCTTCGCCTTGGCCACGCTCTGGCGCAGGAAGTCGATGCTCTTCACCGTGCCGAGGCCCGGATTCGCCTTGATCCAGCACCCCTCGCGGTCCCACTCGTCGCGGTCGTCGAGCTCGTAGATGAACGGGAGGAAGTGCTCGTTCGGCTCGGTGAGCTTCCCGAACAGCAGGTCGCTCGCGTACTGGTACTGGGCGTCGAAGATGTTGTCGCGGACGAAACCGTTCGTGGTGATACACCAGAGCATCGGCTGCACACGAGCGGCGCCGGCCTGCTTGATGAGGTCGTAGAGGTCGCGGTTCTTGATCGCGGCGAGCTCGTCGATCACGCCGCATGACACGTCCAGGGAGTCGAGCGTGTTCGTGTTGCTGGCAAGCGCCTTGATGACGCCCATGTTGAGGTCGCAGTAGATGTCGAAGGCGCGCTTGCGGAAGTGCTGCCTCAGCGCCGGCGACTGGTTCAGCATCTTGAGGCAGTTGTCGAAACCCTTCTTCGCCTGCTCAAACTTGGTCGCGACGTTGTACGTCTCCGGCGCGAACTCGTCATCGTTCGCGGTCATGTCCAGCTCGACCGCGGACAGCAGGCTCGTCTTGCCATTCTTCCTGCCAACGATCATGAGCACTTCGTTGTACTGGCGGATGAGGTTGTCGTCGACGAACCCGAACGCCGCCTCGAGGCTGGCCTTCTGGAAGAGCTCCAGGTTGAACGGCACGCCGCGGCGCCCGGCCGGGAGGTAGCAGAACGACTCGATGAAGCCGGTGTGACGAGCCGCGATCGCGGCGTCGAAGTGGTACTCGCCCGGGTTGTGATAAGCGACGAGGATGCGCTCGGAGACGAGCTTCATCTTCTCGCAAGCGACGATCCGCCCGTCGAGGATCCCGCCGAAGTAGTCCTCGAGGGCCTGGCTCATCGCCGCTCGACGAAGGCCTTCACTGGGTCGGGCATACCCTCGGGAACAGCAGCCGGCCGCAGATCGAGCAGCTGCTTCATGGCCGGGATGTACCGCTGCATCATCGAGGCGTAGGTCTCGGCCTCGGGAGACTTCTTCGTACCCCACTGGTTGGCGCCGTTCTGGTATTTCGAGATGCAGCCCTTGTCGTTCAGGACCTGCTCGAGGTCTTCCATCGTGACGGTGAGGAAAGCCACGCGATCGACGAGCTTGTCCGCCAACCTCAACGCTCCTTTGTCCAAGTCGGTGAAGAGCTCGAGAAGTCGCTGCTTCTCGGCCTCGATTCGAGCCTGTCTCGACTCACAGTCCTCGCTCATCGCCGAATCCTTCTCTGTCATGACCACACCCCTTTCGCGTCCGCGACCATCGGTGCAAAGTTGCCTCCTCTACACCGGTCCTCCGCGAGTGCTCTGACCTGCGGCGATGGGGGGGGGGTGTCATGCCTGTATCAAGTTGCCTTCGTCGTCGAACGCGAAGCCTTCACGTGTCGATCTGATCGTGCAGTGGTGCTGCCTGTTGTGGCAGTCCTCGCACAGCAGCTCGAGGTTCCACCATCCCATCGTCATGTTCGGATCGTTGATGCTCTCCGGCGTCAGGTACCGCTTGTGGTGCACTGTGTTGCCCGGTCGATGGCACCTCTCGCACAGCCAGTGTTTGCTCTTACCGTAGGCCTCTCGGCACGCTCGCCAGGGCTTGCTGTGATAGAACGCATACGCCCAGGCTCGTGCCATGGCCCAAGGATGCCGCGCCTGTCACCGCACGCCCGTCTTGGCCAGCGCCTTGATCTGACCGCACACACGCTTCGGGTCCCGAACGAAGCCGTCCTGTGCCGCGTACCCGATGCCGATGCGGGTGTTGTCCGAGCCGTACTCACGGACCCAACGCTTCACGGAGCGCGTCTCGTCCGCGGTCAGGTCCCGGTCCAGCTTGCCGATGTACGTCTCGATCGCGATCGTCGGGTCCTCTGCCTGTGGATAACTCCCGCGCTCTTCACGTTCAGAGCCGGAAGACCTTGAGGACACGGGGGTTTGATCTACGGGTTCAAGGGCTTGGGTACGGGAACGGGGCTGGTCGCCTGCTGGTGCGCTGCTGGTGCGCTGCTGGTCGTCTGCTGGTGTCTGCTGGTTCTGACCTGCCTGTTTACTGACGAATGTTCCACCAGCAGAACGCTCGGCGCTGGCTGCACGGACCTTCCCGGCGGCGACCTTCGTCTCATGCTCGACCACGCGCTTCGCCTCCACCTCGACCTTCGTCGGCTGGAAGTCACCGTAGTCATGGATGAGCCACCCTCCGCGCCGGCGCTCCCAGATCTTCGCCTTTCTGAGCGCCTTGGCCAGCACGACCGGGTCGCAATCGCCGAGCGTGTATAGGTCCCCGAGCTTCCCGTCCGGAATGAATCCGTCCATGAGCTTGCGGTTTGACCAGCATAGAGCGCAGTGGTTCAGCCACATGGCCTGTGCGCGAATCGTGGTCGGGACCATCGCCACCTTGGGGTGGTCGGGATGATCGTCGTCGTATCGGACCCAGCTCACGTTCGGTCGCTCCCCCTGTGTCGCAGGTACATGGCGTTGCTGTAGATGGTCGTCACGGTGCCGCCCCGCTCGAGCGCGACGGCCTGACCGAGTTTCCATGCGTGCGACTCGACCCCGTCAGCGTCCGTGATCGGCTCCAGCGGCCTCGCATAGCGCAGGAGTGCCGCAAGGCGCCGTATCGCCCGTCCTCGCGCCTTGTACGCGTCCGGCTCGGCCTTCGGCATCGAGTCATGCGGACTGACGCGCTCGTGGTACTGCTCAGCCGCGTGCTGGGAGATGTTGAGGACGCTGAGGTCGACGGTGGACTTCAGCGCGACCGTCTCCCGCACTTCACTTTGTGGCGCGGACGCGGCGACTCGAAGCGGCCGGTGAGGAGTTCCCACATGATCCGCCACACGGTCTTCTGTGACACTCTCATGGCCTTCACAGCAGCTGCCCCTGGTCCGGCTTCGGCACCGTGCGCGACTTGGCGAACGCACATGGATTGGCCGTCGCCTTCACCGCGATCTTGTGCCGCTTGCAGTAGCGCATTGCGGCGTCGCACGCCTGCTTGGGCGTGTGTGCACATTCAGAGCAGGAGCGGGGCGCGTCGGGGGCGGTCATCGCGCACCGTCCTCGGGGTCGCGGTAGGTTCCTACGCCGTCCTCGTGCTTCCACGAGATGCACCACATCTCCTTGCCGAGTAGCGAGCCGACGTGGCAGATGTCGGTGATGCGCCGGAAGAAGATGCGCCCGTCCTCGCTGTTGATGATCTCGACGCTGGCGGGTTCGCCGACCTCCATGCACTCGTCAGCGAAAGTGAGCCTGTCGTCGTTCCAGTCCAGCAGTCGGACGGTGTTCGGCTTGTTGCCGATGTACTCGCGCTGCCAGCAGTCGGGGATGCTCTTGAAGACGACGAGCGGGCCGTCGTGCGCTTCATCGTCGGGCATGCCGAGGTCGTAGTCGTCGTCCATGCCGTGCTGCTCGCGATACTCGTCGGGTGTCATGACGCGTCCTCGCACTGGTGCGTGCAGGCGTCGCAGTCCTGATCGCAGTCGTCGTCCTCGTCCACGGCAGGCTTCCCGGCCAGCTCCTTGACGCAGTCGTCGTAGTGGACGCGCTCGACCGGCGACAGCGCGTAGCCCTCGGTCATGAGCAGCTCCAGGTACAGCTTCTTCGCGGCCGCGCTCCTGACGTAGGTGTAGCGCGTGATGGAGTCCAGCTCGGATTCGACGTGAGCCGCCGCCAGCGCCGCGATCATGCCGGGCGCGTACTTCTCGGTAGCGACTCCGGCCTTGTCGCCCCACACGGCTTCGAACCTCGGGGCGCTGGCGTACATGTAGCCGTCGCCCGTCGTGCACAGGACGCTGAACGCCCACGGCATGACGCCGCTCGGAACCTTGCCACGCAGCATCTTGCGGACGAACGCGATGCGGACCTCGGATGAGGTCGCCCACTCGGACTCGATGCGCGCCTTCTCCGCTTCCGCCTTCGCACGCTTGGCGTCGGCCTTGGCGTCGCCCTGGTTCGCGGCGTGTTGCGCGATCGAGTCGGTGCAGACGTAGGTGACGCAGCCGGTACCGTCGTAGTTGACGCTGATGGTCGCGGCATGGCCCGGACACGACGCGTGGGACTCGGCGGTGAACTTGTCGCCTTTCGCGTCCTTGAGCCACTCCAACTCGCGCTGCCCGCCCATGTAGTCGCGCTTCACGACGCGGATACCCTCGGCCTTGAGCTTCTCCTTGAGCGCCTCGAGGATGACGGCGTGGTCACGCTTCCTGCGGAGATCAGCGACCGACCACGCAAAACCGGGGCCGTTGCCAGCTTCCAGCGCCTTGGTCAGCGCCTTGATCGCCTTCTTGTCGCCGTCGAACTCAGCCAGCGCGAACGCCTCATCCATCGTGGCCTGTACCGCGGCCTTCTTGAGCTCCGGCGCCATGTGCGCGACGCGGACGGCGCGGTCGACGTGGTCCACGCTCCTGCCGATGGCCGTACCCGGCTCCTTCCATCCGACGTTGAGCATCGTCTGGATGCCGTTCGCCTCCTCGACCGCGGTCAGGTCGCGGCGCACGGTGTTCTCGGCCAGCAGCATCCCGGCCTCGGTGCGCTCGTCCATCGTCGAGTGGACGATCGCGGGGATCTTCTTGAGCCCGGCGAGCTTGGCAGCCTCCACACGACGGTGGCCGGCCAGCAGCGTGAAGCCGTCCTTGTCGAGCCGCACGACGACGGGCTCGATGAGGCCGATCGCCTTGATGGAGTCGACCAGCGACGTGAGGTCGCCGGCGTCGTCGCGGTGCTGGAGCGGGTTCGGCACGATCTTGTCGACGCGGATATCCTCGAG